GTTTACCTGGCGGTTCTCCGGTTAATCGTCCAACATACATTCAACCATAGTTCCCCAACAATAACCATCTTCTGTCCACCAAAGATTCATGGACACTTGCCAGATTGCCCACAAACCAATCAAGATCAATACAGCACGAACTCGTTTGCCACGCTTAGTTAGTTTCATTATTAGTCTCCTTAGTTTGTTGACAAGAACAGACTTCCACATCATATTCTTCATGATGGGAATGGTAGATATATCCTTTGCCGTAGCATAGATTACAAGTCATTGGATTCATCCAAATCCCAAGCAATCTCAGAGTTTATGCATATCGGAACAACACAAACCCATCGCGGCATTCCACTGTATGCTCTACTGGAAACCATGACATCAGATCCACATGCGGCACACTTTAATCTTCCTGTTTTTACGGTCATGGCAATCTCCAATATCCATAGACACATCTAGTTTCATTTCTTGACGGATCATGAGTGTCGTATATGACACCGTCAATTACCGCCACAACATGTTTTGAGACATTGGCGATGATTCGTCCATTAGGTAACTCATCTGCTTTGAGATGGACTTTGCAACCTGAACCAATAGTCATAGTTGGTGTCCATTCAAAGCCAAGATCTTTCATGATCTTTTTAGTTGTATTGTTTCTGATACCAGTACGACTAGATGACTTTGTGCGCTTTTTTGACTTACGTTCAAAACCTACATACTTATTTACATAGTCATAGATTTCTTGATACGGCCGATCTGTAGCAATGCAGATGGCACGGACGACACAGTCTGAAGCAGATCCTTTATAACCCGCTGCAGCTCGTCCACCATCGTTAAATTGAACTTCCATTTTTCCTCCTGGCGGTTAGTGGTACTGGACCATTATACACTGCGGACTTTTTGATCCGCTAGTTTGTCGTGCAATTCGGCACATTTCTTGCATACATATGCAATGAAACGCTGACCGTTGTCATATTGATACCAACGATTTTGTAAATACTTACTATCGCGTCCACACATCGGACAAGTTAAGCATTCGCAAGTTTTCATTATTCGGATCCTCTCATTAGTCTGCCCCATACTGCAAGCATTTCAATTTCTGATTCGAAACGTCCATCAGCTTTTGCGCGGTCAATAATTTCATTGACGCTAGATAGTTCAGGATAATCTGAACGAAGTTTTGCAGCAAACTGAGTTGCCCATTCTTTAGTCAAGTGAGTCATTAGTTCATGTTCCGTTCTACTGAAGCAGCAATTGAAAGAACCAATTTATCTGCCATGTCTTTTTGATATGGAGTCCATCGTGAATAAAACTCAGAATATTCTTCAAGCGAAGAAGATCCTTCAGCATAGTTGTAAACAATTTTTGTAATCATGTGATCTGTTGGAAGTCCAGTGCGATATGTCCAAGCAATTTGAGCTTGTGACAACTTGTCCATAACACGTGGACCTTCTTCAGTGCGTTCAAAAGTTCCGTCACGATTTATATCGTAGTCAATTCCATCTTTGAAATATAAACGTGTAACTTTTGTATATGAAGGATTAGCAACTTCAACTCCGTTACCAAAGAATTCTGCTTTACCTTCACGAATTCCACGTAGAACATATTTAATTCTACGATTTACTTCAGCTTCATTTTGCGCATCATTGATGTCGTAGTATTCTCCACCACATCCACAAGCACAACCAGTATTTCCACGATAAGTTCTATCTAGATCTACTAATGCAACTTCAGTTACTGCAGTTTTTGTATTTGTACGCATTTTCTTCTCCTGGCGGTTAGTATGAGCGGTTGCTCATAGGATCAATATACACTGATTGTGGACATATATCCACCATTTGTGGAAATGTTTCTAAAAGATCTTATTTACTAGAACATCTGTTCTGGCCGGTAACACATAAGTTAGCCAGAGCCACCAGGATCCACCAGGACGCGGGTCCATTTGTGGTGAGTATAAATATACTCGGATCAATATGTCCGTGGTCCTGGGACAAACCTGGCCGCTCGATCTGGACTAAACCGACTCCAAAAGGTTCCAAAAGGTTCCCATAAGATCTTATTCAATGAAGTGTACAAACACTGGTGGACAGTATTGAATGTACCTATGAGCAACCAACCGGTTGCCATAAACCGCCAGGAGGATCCAAATGGGAATAGCAATTGGAACTACAATCACAGTTACATTCGATGCACAACAAATCTCACAACTTGATTGTTTACTACAAAATATTGAAACACTTTCAGAAATGTTTGAATCTGAAGATCGTTCAAAGATTACAGCTGATCGTGTAAACAATGTTTTCCGTGCACTTCACGCTGCAGGATACAGATAAGGACGAAACACTCCGCAAGGAGTGTCCAGTGTTAAATGACACTGCTGATGAGTCCATCAGAATAAATCGCCAGGAGGAAAAAATGTCAGTACAAATCCAAAACGCAGCACGTCGCAAGGCACCATGGATCAGCACAGCAACATGGGTAAATTCAAGTGACGAGCAAATCTCTGCAGCTCAAGTTCTTGAGAATGCAAATCTTGATTGGGAAGTTCAACACACTCCACTTTCAACTACAGCAATTAACAATGACGGTGTGACAGTCGTCAAACTCGAAGACAAAGTTGCTACAACTCGTGTTAACAAGGACGGATCAGCTTCTGTTCTAGGTATCACTTCTCCTACATATACAATTGTCCAGAATAACGATATTGTCAACATTGTGGATTCTGTTATGTACGAAGCCGGTGCAATTTACCAGTCAGCTGGTGAACTACGCGGTGGCAAGAAGATCTTTATGGCTGCAAAGCTTCCAGACACTTTAGATCTTACTCTTAAGAATATCGATCCAATCGAATCATTCTTAGTTGCTTCAAACACTCACGATGGAACAGATTCACTTCGCTTTGAAATCAAGTATCTTCGCTTGATCTGCACAAACGGAATGACACGTTGGACAAATGCTTCTTCTATCTCTTTCCGCCACTCAGCTCGTATGAGTGTCAAGATCGAAGATGTTCGTGAGACTCTAGGAGTTGTTCTTAAGTCAAATCAAGAGTTCAATCTTCTATCTTCTGCTCTTCTTGAGAAGAAAGTTGCTAACTCTGACTTCTGGTCAATTGTCAAAGATCTTCTTCCACTAGATGAAAACAACATGACTGAGCGTCAGCAGAACAATGTACGTGAACGTCAACAAACTCTTCTAGGTATCTGGAACGGACCAACTCAGGAGAACATCAAAGGAACTGCATGGGGAATTGTTAATGCTTTTACAGAGTACGAACAATGGACCCGCACAACTCGTTCAGCTAATGATTTTGCGGCTGGTGAGCGATTCATGATGAATCAAGGAACATCTCTCTCAGATCGAGTCTTGGAGATGGTTCGCTAAGACAAAAAGAAAAAGGCCCCTGCCGAAAGGCAGGGGCTTCTTTTTTGCTATTTTAATCTAAGAATGCAATGTGATTCTTTCCAGCTTTTGTTTGTAACGCTACTTGTACTTGTCCACCACTATTGATATCGAATCGGATTGCTATTTTGACCGCTTGTTCTAATATCTCAATTGCATCTTCATATTCATCTGCTTCATCAATTCCTAATGCATGAGCAGCTCCTAGAGCAATTGCTGCACCTGTTCCTGTGCAATAAACTTTATCTTTTGTCTTTTCTAATCCATATACTTCATCTATAAAGTACAAAGTTCCTTGGACTGCAACTATAAAATCATTCTCAAACGATGATGGAAAGCCTTCAGATTTAATGTCATAACCTGAGATTCCAAAAGTTTTGCGTAGGTTTGGCACAAACTGAGTCACCATGAACTTGTCGAGATTCTTTGATCTTGGAGGTGCTGGTGGATTAAAAGCATGTTGGATTAGATTCATGCCTCGGACTAAACCGGCAGCAGAAACTAAGTATTTGCCATTTTCAGCAATTTTGCCCATAGGAGAACAATCAGCTCTCATGTCATAACCAGTTGTTTGCGTATCTGCAGCAATGATGCAATAGTCATCATGTTGATATGCAATGAGTGTTGTCATTATTCCTCCGTAGCCAGTTCTCCACCAATAGCCATATAAGCTGCACCATCTACCCAACCATCTAATTTCTCAGGTGATTGGACTAATCGAGCAACTTTGACTTGATTCATACATAATGCAACTTGCCAAGGTTCTACGGTAATGCCTAAAACTACACTCCAAAGCTTTGCAATGCGGTCATGGTTCTCTTGTGGAGTTCCATAATCTGCTTGCCTATCGTTATAAATTAAACGTGTTGCTTCGTCTAAGATCTCTTTGCGATTCATTAGTCTAGCCAAACTTGATAACAAGCAGTGACACGACCTCGTTCGGGATCAATGAAGTGGAGTCTTTGAGAAGGAACACCTGAGGCGGCCATAGAGTCGCGCGCGTAGCGGTTATCGGACTCCGTTGAACCGGTCCAGTATACTGATCCAAGACCATCTGATAACGGTTCTTGTGCATGACGATGGTAATGACCCAAGTATA